GCGAGTGGGCGAACCGGCACCGGAAGCTCTCCCCTGAATCCTCGGCCGAGCCCGGGGACTTCGACATCAACCGCACGCCCTACATGCGCGAGATCCTCGACACGGTGAAGGATCCGGCGATCGCGGCCGCGTGGTTCATCAAATCCTCGCAGGTCACAGCCTCCGAGAACATGAACAACCTGGTCGGCTACCTCGTCGACTGCGACCCGTGCCCGATGCTCTTCATGCTCCCGACGATCGAGCTGGCCGAGGACTACTCGAAGGACCGGCTCGAGCCCATGTTCCGCGACACGCCCCGCCTTCGGGACAAGCTCGACCCGCGGGAAAAGAAGAGCGGCAACACGATCCGCCACAAGCGGTTCCCGGGTGGCCTCCTGCAACTGGTCGGCGCAAACTCGCCGAGCGGCCTCCAGTCCCGCCCGATCGCGAAGGTTTTCGCCGACGAGGTCGACCAATATCCGCGCAACTCAGGCAAGCAGGGCGACCCGATCGGCCTCGCTCGCCGCCGGCAAGAGACCTTCCCCGAGAAGTTCTTTTTCGGCACCGGCACGCCAACGGTGAAAGGCGCGAGCCGGATCGAGCGCGGGTTTACCTCGGGCGACTGCCGGGAATACCGGGTGCCGTGCCCCAGGTGCGACCAGCATTTCGCCATCGAGGTCGAGCACTTCGCCAAGGACGATCCGGCCGACCCTCACTTCGGACAGGTCAAGTGCCCGAGCTGCGAGGGGTGGATTGAGGAGCACGAGCGGTTCATGATGATCAGGGACGCGAAGGCCGGCGGCTCGGCCTACTGGCACCCGACGAAAGCGCCCGACTCCTCCGAGATCCGAAGCTGGCGCATCTGGTCGATCTACTCGCCCTTCAAAAGCTGGCGCGAGATCGCCGACGAGTGGCAGGCCGCGAAGGGAGATCCCGAGGCCGAGCAGGTCGTGACCAACACCCTCTTCGGGAAATCCTACGTTTTCCAGACCGCAGAGGTGGACCACGAAGCCCTCTTCAAATCCCGCGAGGACTACGACGGCCAGCGCCTGCCGAACGCGGTCGAGGTCGTGACGGTCGGCGTCGATACCCAGGACGACCGCTTCGAGCTGGAGGCCGTGGGATGGGGCGTCGGCGAGGAGTCGTGGTCGATCGAGTTCGCCACCATCGACGGCGATCCGGCCGACGAGGCGACCCGCGAGAAGCTCGACCGCTACCTGGCCGAGAGCGTCTTCACCCGCGAGGACGGGAAGACGCTCACGGTCTCGGCCGCGTTCATCGACTCGGGCGGTCACCGGACGGACGACGTTTACAGCTTCGTCCGCGGGAAGCAGTTCCGCCACATCTACGCGTGCAAGGGATCCTCGACGGTCGGCCAGCCGGTGTTCGCCCGGTTCTCGGCCCAGAAGAAGAGCAAGATCCGCCTCGCCATCGTCGGCACCGACACCGCGAAGGAGGCGATCTATTCCCGGCTGGCGAAGGGATCCGAGACCCGCGGCAAGATGCACTTCCCGCTCACCTACTCGCGGGAATACTTCTCGGGCCTCACCTCGGAAGAGAAGATCGTCACGTGGAAAAGCGGCACCCCGCGGGTCGAGTGGAAGAAGCGCAAGGGCATCGACAAGGCGCGGAACGAACCGCTCGACGTCCGGGTCTACGCGCTCGCCGCCCTCCGCTCCCTGCCGATGGCCTCGCGGAAGCTCCGCTCGGGCCGCACCTACGAGCTGAAGCGGCCGGCTCGGCATGTCGCACCGGATGTCGCACCTGCCGAGCAGCCGCCCGCGCCCCAGGCGAAGCCCGCCGCGACTGCGAAGCGGGCCGTCCCCGCCCGCCGGCCACAGCGCCGGGCCGGATGGTGGGCCGGGTGAGCCGCGACAGGCTGCCCAATGGCGGCCGAATACAGCACCACCGCGGGGGACACCCTCGACTTCGACTTCGCGTTCGCCGACTACCCGGCCCCGACGTGGGTCGCGACCGTGCATCTCCGCTGCGGGTCGAGCAAGTTCACGAAGGTTCTCGGCGCGAGCGGGTCCAGCCACACCGGGTCCATCCTCCCGGCCATCACCGCGGCCTATCCGCCGGGGCTCTATGACCTGACCGTCACGGTCACGAGTGGCACCGAGCGGGCCGTCGCGAAAGAATCCGCCCTGGCGATCAAGCCCGATCCCGCCGCCGCCACCATCGCCGCCACCGCGCTCGAAGCCGAGCTGGCTGCGGTCAACGCCGCGATCACCGCGGTCCTGGCCGGCGAAGGCGTCGCCTCCTACACCATCCAGACCCAGGCCGGATCCCGCCAGATCCAGCGCATGAGCCTCGCCGACCTCCGCGACCACCGCCGGTATCTCGAAGGCAAGATCGACTCCGAGCGAAAGGAACTCGGCCTCAAGCCGAAGAACTCCCGGTGGAAGCGCATCGGCACCCGATTCACCCCATGAACCTGCCCACCCTTTTCCGCCGTGGTGCCGCCCCGGCCCCGACCGAGCCCGTCGTTCGCCTGACCCGTGCCGACATCCCGCCGCGCCGGTTCGATGAATCCGCCGCGGATCCCGCCCGCTCCGCTCCGCGCCCTGGCCGATCCGGTCGCCGGTTCTACTCGGCCGGCTCGACGAGCGACTGGCTTTCGTGGGACACGCTCAACGTCTCGCCCGACGCCGCGCTCTACTTCAATCTCGACCGCATCAAGGGCCGGTGCCGCGACCTCGCCCGGAACAACGATTACATCCGCGAGTTCCTGCGCCTGCTCGAAAGCAACGTCGTCGGCCCGAATGGCTTCACCCTCCAGGGTCGCCGCTATGCCGGGGCATCCCTCGACAAGGCCTTCAACCAGCAGCTCGAAGCCCACTGGAAGCGGGCGAACAAGCTGAAGAACGCGCCCTCGACCTGCCGCGGCATGACCGGCCGGGAGATCGGGAACCTGTGGATCCGCACCCTCGCGACCGATGGCGAGGTGTTTGAAATCTTCTTCCCCGGCCACGGGAACCGCTACCGCTTCGCCTCCCGGATCGTCGACTCCAGCCTGATCGACAGCACGAAAAACGAACTCCTGCCGAACGGGAACCGCGTCCGCATGGGCGTCGAGATCGACGAGCACGGGGCGCACGTCGCCTACTGGGTTCTCAATCACCACCCGTCCGACCTGAATTTCGCGACGCTCCGCAAGCCGACGCACACCCGCTACACCGCGGCCCAGGCCCGCCTCACCTTCCTGAAGGAGTTCCCCGGTCAGACCCGCTCGGTCTCCTGGTTCGCGCCCTCCGCGATCCGCGCCCAGATGCTGCAAAAGTTCGAGGAAGCGGTGATCACCACCAGCCGCGGAGCCGCTGCGAAGGGCGGCTTCTACGAGGTCGCCGAGGACTACGAGGGAGCCCTCCCCGGCGAGAGCGACGAGGACGGCGGGGACACTTCCGATCTCCTTCGCCGCAACGTCGAGCCCGGTGAATGGGAAGCCCTGCCCCGCGGCATCAAGGCCGTGCCCTACGACCCGCAGTTCCCGCCGGCCAATCTCGGCGAGATGACCAAGGTCATGATTCGCGGCCTCGCGGCCGGCGTCGGCGGCGCCTATCACGCGATCTCCCAGAACCTCGAAGGCGTGAACTACTCCTCGATCCGCGCCGGCGATCTCGAACAGCGCGGAGTCTGGCGAGCCCTCCAGGCCTTCGTCATCGACCACCACGAGGAGCCCTACTTCTGCGAGTGGGCGAGGATCCTCCGCATGAATGCCGAGACGCCGATCGACGGCCGCAAGCTCGACGCCTGTCTCGACAATGACGAATACCGCTTCCTCGCGCGCGGCTGGGACTGGGTGGATCCCCAGAAGGAAGTCCTCGCCCACAAGGAAGCGATCGCCCTCGGCCTCACCACCCGCAGCCGGGTCATCGCCGAGCGCACCGGGGAGGACATCGAGGACGTGCTCGACGACCTCGCGCTGGAGAACGCCATGATGATCGAGCGCGGCCTTGAGCACCGGATCGGCGTCGTCGTCCAGGCATCGGAGAAGGCCGGCGACAAGCAGCCCGCCCAGCCGGCCGAAGAGGACTAGCAAGAGGACGACGCCGGGGAAGAGTGATTTCCGGGAGGGCAGACGGGTTAGGTGTTTTCCTCTCTGCCCGCTGAACCGGCTCGCGTGTTTCCTGGTTGGTTGCCACGCGGGCCGGGTCTCCCGCGAGAGCCGCGACAGGCCGCACATGCCCGAACGCACCGAAATCACCCGCGGGGTTTCCTACCTCGCGGAGCTGGCGGTCACCACGCCCGCCGGGGTTCCTGACAATCTCACCGGGTTCACGTTCCGCGGCGAGGTACGCATGACCGGCGGCTCCCTGGTCACCGACCTTTCGGCCCGCATCAGCCTGAAGAGCGGCTCCCCGGACAAGGTGCTGATCGCCCTCACCGACGAGCAATCCTGGGCGCTCACCGAGGGGGCGTTCGTCTGGGACGTTCTCGCCGACCGGCCGGATGGCGGGGTCGACATCATCATCCCCACCGAGCCCTTCCTCGTCATCACCCCATCCACCCGCAAGGCATGAGCCACCGCACTGTCATCAGGACCGTCATCACGCCGCGAGCGATCACCCGCCGGGTCGGCCCGGCTGGCGCTGGCGGCGGGGCCACGACCTTCGCCGCGCTCACCGACAAGGCGACCGCCGACCTCCCCGCGATCAACACGCCGCTCGCCTCCGCGCTCTCCGGGAAGCAGCCGCTCGACGCCGACCTGACGAGCTGGGCCGGCGTCACGCGAGCCGCGGGCTTCGACACCTTCACCGGCACGCCGAGCAGCGCCAACCTCCGGGCACTGGTCACCGACGAGACCGGCAGCGGGGCGCTGGTTTTCGGGACGGGTCCGACCTTCGTGGGGCTGACGAACACCGGAAACCTGAACCTCGCGACCGGCACCACGTTCACCTACGGCACGGGCATCGCAGCATCACACCGCACGGCGTTGGGTCTCGGCTCGCTTGCAACCCAGAGCGGAACAATCGCAGACTACCTCACCATCGCCAGCGCGTCGGCGACATACCTGCCGCGCCTGTCGTCGATCACCGTCACCGGCACCACGCCCGCGTTCCCCGGCCCCCTTGTTGAGCAACCGGCTCTACTGAACGGAAGACGCGAGTGGCTGGGACCAGCGGGAAGCCACTTGCAGTTTGATGGTTTCGATTGGTATCTTGGTTGTACTGATGGCGTGGATACATACAGCGCGACCGTCAATGACCCCACGGACGAACCGTGGAAGATCATGGCACCCACATGGGGTATCGTCAACGGGACAGGCGCGCCCACTCTGACCATTGACCCACCGACGCTGGTGCCAGTGGCGCCGTTTACGGGCACCATTGCTCTGGCTGCGGATCAGTATGGGCGCTTGTCGCCAACTGATATGATCGGTCTTGGGTCTTACGTGTCGGAAGCACTGAATGTCGCCGTCAACGCCAACGGCGGCTTCCTGACCGCAGGAACCGGCGGCACCCTTCCGCTCGCTCGCGGCGGCACGGGATCGACCACCGCATCGGACGCCCGCATCGCCCTCGGCGGGGTTGACGACAGCAGCACCGGCGCGGCGCTGTTTGGGGCGGCGACGGTTGCAGCGGCGAACACGGCGTTGAACATCTCCGAAACGGCAGGGGTGGGGCCGGTTACAGCCTCGACTCAAAACGTCGATACCAACGTGGGGTCGTCCATCCCAGTCGCGGCTGGAACATACCTGATTGAAATCAACACTACGTTCTCAAATGCTAGCAGTTCGAGCGGTAATTTTCGCCTTAGCTTTGGGAGCAACCCCTTCACGGTTAATCCGCAGCGAATCGGACCCGCGCTTGTAAATGAAACTGCATCGACTGCATTTTACGGCGACAATACCGGTGTCGGATTCGTCGGAGGAACTAATGCAACAGCCACAAAATGCTCCGTCTGGGCGTCCGGCATCCTGACGTTTTCCGGCAGCAATTCGATCCAGCTCCGCGTCCGCAACACAGCCATAGGTGGCACTGTCACGTGCGATGCCTACCGCATGACCGTCAAAAAACTCGCATAACCATGTCCCTCCTCACCCCAACCGAAACCGTAACCGCCCGCATCGCCGCCGATGCTGGCGCTCTCGCCGCGCACCTGCGAAATGCCATCGTCCTCGCCAACCGGATCACCGGCCACGCGCTCGACCTGCCGACGCTGGAACTCAACGAGTGGCTAAACGCTCGCCCGCTTGACCAGCGTTTTGCCGAGTTCACCAGCCACGGCGAAACCGGCGAGGCGCTCAACGAAG